TCATAATAAAATATGTATGTAAAATGTATGTAAAATATATTTAAAATAAATAATATACAATTTGTGTATATTATTTATATAATGAAAAATGAATTATTGTTGAAAGCATTAGAAGATGAAGAAAATGATTCATTGTTAGATTTTACTCCACAAAAAATTAGACAACAAATATTGGATATTTTGAACGATATTTGCGAAAACAAAAAAGAGAGAAAAGAATATTTTGAAAAACTCAAAGATTATAGATATATTGAAAATATAAACGATCTAAAATACGGTAGTTATTTAAGATGGATACCTATAAAAGATGTAGATTCTATTTGTTTAAAAAAAGGCGGTCATTATTGTCATGCAAATATAACAAATTCTGGAAACACAATAATATGCAAAAATGTCTTTAATACTTTTATTAATTTTAAAATGGAAGAATGTATTGTTTTCCAAAAATTATCAGAACAAGAGAAAGTATTATTAAATGTTATGTCGCAATTAACCTATGATAATTTTAGTGAGAGTTAAATAGCCGCCCGCCCGCCAGCCCCACGAAATACAATTTGCCTAGATAATGGTCTTAATTTTTACGATTACTTTTTTGGTATTTACACCATTTATCTAGACAAATGTAGTTTTAACGACGATTACGCCGACGGCGGGTTTTGCATCCACATTTATTCATAAAAAAACCTAAAATACCGTATTTTTTAGACGAATATCCCCTCTTTTTACTTGCCCTCTTTTTACTTGCACGTTTAACGCGACGGCTCTTTCCACCACTCATTCTATTAAAATTAACACCTTTTAAAAGTTCAGACGATTTTTCTGAATCATACGAAAAATTCGTTTGCCACATTATATATTTAATTTAGATTATTTATTTTCTCTTTTGTAAAACTAATATATTTTTTTTTGTTTTATTCTTAGATTTATTACAAGTCCATTTCCCCCTTTTTAAACCTTTTCGATTTATTACTGAACGTGTACAAATACCAATTGCTACACTAGGAAGTTTTGTTTTCTCAAGAGCTTTGATACATTTACAAAACTTATTAGATATAACTCTTGTCGCCTTTTTTTTTATATTCTTCATTGTCTTTTTTAGAGGTAATGATAATTTATAAAAATTTAGTATATTAACATAATCATTCTTTCTCATATAATTATACAATATTTATAAATCAACCAAAATTTGTTTTATTATTTTTACACGTAATTAATTTATATTTATATTTATATATGATAAATAATTTATGTTCTACCTACAGAAATGAAACCAATACACGAATATACGAGAGAAACATACCACCTAGCACATTACAACCTTATTTAGATGTACGCCCAGCATCAACTAAATATTCATTACTTCCTATTGTAGAACCACGTAAATCCATACAAACACCTTTTAATATATTACCTACGTACAGCACATTAAATCAATTTAATCCTGGAAATAAACCATCCCCTTGGTCGGGATACTCTTATAACATAACAATTGAATCTGAACTAAGAAATCAATATTTTGCTAACCAAAAATGTAGCCAGGCAGTATATGTACCAAATAGTAATAGCGATTTATATATAAACAATATAAATCATACAAATCATAAAAATACAAATGAAGAACCATTTCCGTATTTATTTCAACAAGATAATTTTAATAATTTTAACCCAAACCCGGAAAATATAGCACAACAACTTTTTTTAAATGATACGCGTATTGAAACACGTAGTTATCTCGATAAAAACGTCTGTCTATCTAAATAAAACTTGTAAATAATAAAAATAATAAAATAATAAAAATAATTTATTTGTAAAATATATTATGTCCAATCTATCATTAATAAACGAAATAAATATCAGATATCTTGTTAATAATTCTCTCTTTAATAAAAAACAAAATCCTGATTTTCATGAAGATGTTCGTTTTTATCAAAAAAGAATATTGAATTTAACACAAGATTTGATTACAGAATATGAAAACAATAACAAAAAATCAGAATTAATTTTAGACGAAACTAAAGAAATTTTACCATTTGATGTTATGTATACATATGAACAATACATAAAATCATGTATTCACCACTTTAAAACAAAAGACAATAATGATATTTTACAAGAAAATTACAAGGAATACGATGATGAATTTTGTGAAAAAAATACAATAAAAGATACAATAAAAGATAATTTAGGATTATATGAACCCAACAATTTATTGATGCGTTCTTTTTCTCTCTCTAAAAAAAATCTAAATTCATTTGTTTTAAAGAAAAAAATATTTCCAGAAAATGAAATAATTTTACCACAAAATAAAAATGTAGATTTAAAAGATCCGTTATTAAAAACAAAAGGGATTGACATACAAAAAAATTGTGAAAATAAATATATTGATAATATAAATGACAATGAAAATGAAGACAAAAAAGACAAACAAAATGAAGACAAAAAAGAGAATGATAATGAAGACAAAAAAGACAATGAAAATGAAGACAAAAGAGACAACAAAAAGGGTAAAAACAAAAAAAAGATTACAAAAAAAAGGGTTGTTATTATCGAATAAATTAAACATATACGATAATCTAAATTGCAGTCCAACACATAACAATAAAAGTTATACTTGTTTATGCGATGAATCTCTTTACAAACTTAAAAATTTGTGGAATGAGAGACATCCAGATTCAAAAATAAATTCAGATCAACCTAAAGAAATATGGAAATCAATTAAAAGTCATTTGAAAAATATATGTCATAAAGAAACTTGTTGGTTAAAACAACAATTCGTAAATGGAGAATTAAACAAAGAACTTGAAAATGCATACGCACCAATTAGTCCCAAAGAATGGATCACAAATCCAAATGAATGGCTATCAAGTGTAGATATCATAAAAGTAATGAAACAATACGAAGAAGCTTATCCTTGTTTTGATTTTATAGGACCAAGTCCTATAGATTATGACACAAAAATGATATACGGAAATTATGTATGGCCTGAACTTGCAAATTTTAATTTAAATCAACAATTAAAAGATGGTAAAACAAAGATCGGTGTTATTTTTAACACGGATCCACATACAAAAGATGGTTCTCATTGGGTTTCACTATTTATAAATATTAAAAAAAAAATAATATTCTTTTATGATAGTGTTGGTAATAATATACCATCTAGAATAAAAAAATTTGTAGATAATGTAATACAACAAGGAGAGAGAATGAACCCGCCTATTCATTTTGTTTTTGATCAAAACAATAAAATCGAACATCAAAAAGGCGACGGACAGTGCGGAATTTATAGTATTTTTTTTATAATTCATATGCTACAAGATAAAATTACACCTAAATACTTAAAGACACATATTTTAACTGATAAATATATGCAAAATTTAAGAAAAATATATTTCAATCAACATTCTTAAATATGTATTTATAACCCATCAAATATACGATTATTTTGTAAAAATATACAATATTATATACAATATTATATACAATATTGTATACAATATTATTATTTAAAAATTTTATTTTATGTTATAAACATATGAATTCTTTTTTGTTAGAAACAAACGTTCAAATGATATGGGACGTATTAATGAACAGCGAAATTATTAAATCTAATATTGAAAAAATAAATTTTGATAAAATAGAAGAATTCTTTAAAAAATACATCTTTGAGTTTTATGAAAGAGAGAAAAACTATGATAACGATTTACTTAGTCTAAACAAAAAATTCATAACAAACATAATAACCGTTTTGAATACTAATATAAATTCTCAACCAGCACAAATAATTAAACCTTTACATAAAAATCAACCTAACAAAAATTTTACGAGAGAATATTATGTTGAAAACAGAATGAACGAAACAGAAAAAGAATTTATAAACAAAAAAAAAGATTTATTGAATTATACATCTAAACCTATTCCAGAAAAACCATCATTTTTAAACACACAAAAAGAAAACACAATAGAAAAAGATGAAATGAATTTATTAATTAAAAAAACTCTTGAAGAGAGAGAAAACTACGAAAAAAAAATAGATTTTATTGTAGACAAAAAAGAATCATTTAACAATATATCTCATTTTCAAGAAAAAAAATATATTAAAATAAGTTCAGATGAACTTAAAGAAATATCAATGGAAATACAAGAATTGGATAATACAACATTTGATATTAATGAATTTGTTTCAAAAACAAATGAAAGATTTTCTAGAATAGAAGAGAGAATTGACGAAATTATAAATATAATCAAAGAAACAAAAACATAAATAAAGAAGTTTAATTATAAAAAAATTGAAATAAATATATTAATCAAGTTAAAATTAAACTTAAAATAAATATCAACAATATATAAAATGAAGTTTACATTATTCTGCAATCTAATACTAATTGGAAAAACATTGTATATTCAAAAATACTCTCAGTTTTTACGTATTTACAATTTACGTGTTTCCACAACTCATATTATACCGTTTATATATTGTTTAAAAAATATAAACAATATAAAGAAATTAAATTACATAAATAATTTAAAAAATATTAAATCTAAAAAACACATACAAACATTGTGGAAAACTAAAACAGAAAACGATTCAAATTATTTATTAGAAAATTATTACAAAAATGAAACGATTAAAACACCTATAAAAAATAATTCAGTTAATACAGATGAATGTTTAGTATCTTGGGATGACGGCGAAGTCGAATGGGACCATCAATTTTTGAATACAATTGAAAGATACACATTATCTTATATAGAACATCCAAATGCTAAACTACTTTATGATAAATACTTTGATGGTTTATATTCAAAAAATAAAACATCACATAAAATAAAATCTAATACTAATAGTACTACTAATAGTACTAATTTTAGTAATCCTTTAATTAATAAACAAACATAAGTAAACCCTAAAATAAACCAAATCAACCAATAATACTTTTAAATACCTTTTCTCCATTGTCTTTAATCTCTACTGTTCCAATTAATCTTGGCTCTACGTTTGGATTTTCTAAAGCATTTTGATAACTTTCTAAATCGTATATATTGTACATATTTTTTGACATTTTTCTTGAGACATAACTTACTCCCAAAATATTCACCGGTTTTCCCCTCCATTCTATTTTTTCTTTATTCACCTTCATAATCATATCATTTGGTTGTTTTTCTATATTTGGTTCATAAGAAAATTTACTGTTTTTGGGTTCTCCAAAACTCAAACACTGCAACCCCTCATTTGAATTTTTAGAATAAATAGCACAATCAATCGAAGACTCTTTAATACTTTTTATAATTTGCATATTTGTCTCCTCTTTAATTGAAGAAATTTCATACAATGCTTGATCACTTGAAAAAGGAATATGTGGAGTTCGTTTACTCAAGTCATTTACTCTCAAAGAAATTGAGAGATCTATTTGTTTTTTAGTAAATACCATTAAATAAATAAAAACTTCTA